GTCGATGTGGAAGTGGGGCCTTCATGGGGCGAATGTGAGTAAAATCGCATAAAATCCTCCAAAAGTAAAAGGCTCAGAGCAAATCTTGAGCCTTTTTACCATTTACACCCCTCAAATATTTTCAATTCTAAAAGGAGAAAAATTGAGAGACTTAAAAAGTACCAAATAAAATAGTTAATTGCAACCTTTTTCTTGTAATATCTTGTAAAATCGCATAATATCTTAGAAAAAACGAGGTTTACATGGATACAAACAAGTGGAAAAGCGTTCTTGTGCCAAAAGATGTGTATGAAAAGATAAAAGTTATCGCAAAAACAGAGGGACGTACCATTGGCGGCCAGCTGAGACACATCTTCTCACAGTATAAGTCAGAAGATCAGGCTAGAGTTGAAGAGATGGTTGACGCTCACATGAAGCGAAAAAGTCAGTCAGCTGTATCAGCCGAATGAAAACCTTCTTTCTGCATTAATTTAGAGGCCGTAACGCCCAAATTATATAAAGCGTCCGTCATGGGCCCGTCTGACGCTTTCTTGCCTCTGCTCGTTACAAACAGCTCTACTGGTTCTTCCGTATCAGGATGATACGAGACTGTTATGGCAATGCCCTCTCCTACATCAGTTGTGATACACGGCCTACGGTTTGGTAATTTTGTGTGATTTGGTATGTTCATCTTCTCCTCTTCCTTTTGTTCTAATGACATGAGCTACTTTCCTTTGTATTTTGTGACAGGTACAACCGCTTGAATACTTCTTTCGACCACATTGATGGCAAATGACACACGGCTCTCCTCTGAAAACTTGATTCATAAACCTTTAACTATAAATAACTTTTTATAAATTAATAGACTTGACATTAAAAAAAGTTATAATCGAATCATAACAACCGCAGAAAGGTTACAAATGGACCCTGTAACGATTACCGCGGCTTTAAGTGTTGCTAAATCCGCTTTCACCGCAATCAAAAATGGTTTCGCAGTCGGAAAAGATATAGAATCTATGGGAAAAGACCTGTCACGCTGGATGGGAGCCCTGAGTGATGTGGACAACGCTGAGAAGACCACGAAGAATGCTTCAGCTCTACAAAAATTATTCAAGGGCAAAGAAATAGAAGCCTCGGCCATCGAAGCTTTTACAGCTAAAAAGAAACTGGAACAGCAAAGACAAGAACTAAAAACTTTTATCAATTTTCACTATGGAAGTAATTCATGGAATGAGATTCTTAAACTCGAAGGGGAGATTAGGAAAAAACGCCAACAGGAAATTTATGAGAAAGAGGAGCTTATCAGGAAAATATGGGAATGGATCGGTATTGTTATATTGTGTGCCTCAATCATAGGATTTATTACGCTGTTAGCTTATCTTTATGTAAATAAAAATTGACACATATGTGATCATATGCGATAACTGGTGTTGAAAAAGAAACAATAAAACTACCTTTTTCAAGATTCTTTATTTTACGACCTTAATTAAAAATAAAGAACTATATAATGTGTGATGAAAAGAAGCTGCATAAGACTCCTCCGTTTTATGCAGCTTTTTTATTTGACAATGTATGCGATAAATCTTATTTTAAGGTATGTCACAAAATAAAACACACGCTGTTATGAGCCAAAGGCACGAGGATAAGGAGAGTAAAGACTACTTTCCTACTCCGCCTTGGGCAACAAGAGCGTTGTTCGAGAAAGTTTTAAAAAAATATTGGCGTATACCTGATAAGTTTACTGGTCGATATGGGCATATAAATTGCTTGGAGCCAGCTTGCGGAGCTGGTCACATGACAAAAGTATTAAAAGAGTATTTTGATACAGTTGTTTCAGCTGACATAGATGATTATGGTCAAGACCGAATTACAGATTTTCTTAAAACAAACGAAAAGCAGAAGTATCATTATATTGTAACCAATCCACCATTTAACCTGGCGGAAGAATTTGTATTAAAAGCATTAAAACAAGCAAGATATTGTGTTGCTATCTTTGCAAGAACGCAGTTTTTAGAAAGTGTAGGAAGATATGAAAGATTATTTAAAGAGACACATCCTGATTTTGTGGCTCAGTTTACAGAGCGAGTACCAATCCTTAAAGGAAAGCTATCGGCTACGGCGTCCACAGCTACGAGCTATGCTTGGTTTATTTGGAAAGGCTTTGAAGAAGATGAAAGGTCGTTTGGAACAGATTTGGTTTGGATACCACCATGTAGAAGTCAGCTTGAAAAGAAGGGAGACTATGAAGAGAGTTTGGGAACATCATATCCTAAGTCCAGAAGTCACGCCTCGCAAAGAGACTTATTTCCAAAAAATTAAAAACGCCTTTATATATAGACAGAAAAATAAAAAAAATAATTTTATTAAAAAATAGGTGTAACTAGTGTAACCATGTAACTTTTACTGTGTATCCCTTTATATATAAGGATTATAGCAGTTACATATATGGTTACATTACTTATTTACAAATATGTAACCATACTGTTAAATCAAATTTGGCCTTATAAGAGCCTAAAAAGTTTTTTGAAAAAAATTAATTTCTGTTATATATATAAGATATGAGTATTTTAAGACCTTTGAAAAAAGGAAGAGGTCGGCCAAAAGTCGATATACATAGCAAGCTCTCTCGTAAACAAGAGAAGTTTGTTAAAGAGCTTGTCTCAAACGATGGTATGATAACCATGAGAGAAGCTGCAATAAATGCTGGCTTTCCAGCTTCTTCAGCTCACACAAGAGCCTATGAAATGACTAATCCTGAAATCTGTCCTCATGTTGTAAGAGCAATTCAACTTTATAGAGATGAACTGGATGAAAAATATGGCGTTAATTATAAACGACATTTAAAAGATTTACAGACAATTAGAGATAGAGCTTTGGAGAATGGTGCTTATTCAGCCGCTGTTCAGGCTGAGTATAGAAGAGGACAAGCACAAGGTAATATCTATATTAATAAATCTGAGATTAGACATGGCACGATTGATAGTATGTCTAAAGATGAAGTAATAAAAGCTCTCAAGGAGATTAAAGATTCGTATGAGCCAAAAAGAGTTGAGGGAGTTATTGACCACGAAGACACCGCCTCAGCCGAAGAAGGAAAACGGCTTCTATCAGGAGATCAAAAGAGCAGTAGAAAAACTGCCTGATAATATAATCCTGACAAGAATAGAAAACTGGATGACACTTGGCATACCTGATTTACTTGTCTGTGATGCAAAAGGTAAATTTCATTTTATAGAATTAAAAGTTACAGTCGGTAATGTTGTTAAGCTTTCTCCTAATCAGGTAGCTTGGTTGACTCGGCATGGACATGGTTCAACTTGGATTATGGTCAGAGGCCTTGAGGATTTATATTTGTATCAAGGCAAAGATGCAGTAGAGCTGAGAAGCAAAGGCCTTCAGCTCGAACCATATCTTCAACTTAAATATCCTTTTGACTGGAAAAAACTTTTTGATTTGACAATAAATTAATTGTATGCGATAACTCTTATACACATTATATAGGAGATTGTATGAAAAATTACTATTTTAAGTTAGATGCTAATATTTGGCTTGATCAAAATTTTGATATTGAAGCTAATTCTTTAGAAGAAGCTAAAAAAAAAGCTAAAGCTGTAGCGAAAAAATTACTGGAAGACGCCCCAGATGTTTACAATGGTAGGGACGGAGGTAAATCATTAGAGCTGTTGGCAAATTATTTATCGGACTGGACTTTTGGAGATTTACGTTTCGATGTTGTTAATGTTGAGGAGGAAGAGGAATGAAACAATATAATAGCTTAGGTTTCCTTGGTTTTACCGTAAACCATAAAACAGAAGATCCTTACAAATCAGTAACAGCTGATGACATTAGAAAAGCAATCATAAAAAGATTAGCTAATTGCTCTGATGAAGACTTGTTAAGTGAAGTTGAATTAAATGACACACAGACAGAGGTTTCTCTTTTGATTAAACATAAACCATCAAAGGAGATTTCTAATGACTAAAATAATTAAACATAATGAAGATATTAAAAAATTACAAAAGATTTTTGATACATTATCTGATCTATATGAAGATGCGGTTAAAGTAGACAATGATTGTGCAAGTGCAATCAGCACGGCAGAGGATACAATAGCTATGACGATAAAATTTTTGAAAAAGGGGAAAGAAGATGGTGCAGAAGAAATACATAAACAAGCCGTCTTAGACCATCAATATGAAAATTTAAAGGAGGATATGCAAATAGGGGATAGAATAAAAGTCATAGACCAAGAAATCTATGGAAAAATAATTCACGATTATGGAACAGAGGTTGTCATTGAAGATGAAGATGCAGAAACAGATGACAATACGTTATGTTTTAAGAAATCAGAAGTGGAGGAGATAACAAAATGAAAAAATTATATAATGTATTTTATGTTAACAACGATCAAGGTGGGTTTGAAGATTTTAAAACCTATGAAACGACCACAGATAATTTTGATAAATGGTTAGCCGAACATAACGCCCAAAGAAAAGAAGAGGGACACAGAATAGAAGATGCAGACGAATTTTCAGTAGAACCAGTTAGGATGTCTTTGTATGACGAAACTTTTGAAAGTATCGTAATGTCTTGGTGGGATAGTATGCCACGAGAAATGCAAATAGAAATCAGAAATTTTATGGAGAATGAAAAATGATTATAAAAACAATAAATATTACTGATAAAATTAGTAACAGAGATGCAGAGTTAATTAGTGAAATGATTACAGATATTCTTGTAGATATGGGTGTAAGACTAGGCGAAGATCCATCATTTTCGTGGAATGTTGAAGTAGATTATGAGGAGTTGTGATGAAAGTTAAAGACCTAATAAAAGAATTAAAATGCTGTGATCAAGATTTAGAAATATTTGTTCATTTTGATAATGATATTCACGAATTGCATTCTATTGATGCTACATTTGAAGATCGTGTTGATATAAATTTAGTAGAAAATGAAGATTGTATATCTGTTGGATGGTCTACTGAGGATGTTCTTGATCAATGTGATTGGTTAACTAAAGAACAAGCAAGAGAAGTATTGCAAATGTGTAAGCATAAACATGATTGTACAATTGGTATTACTTGGGATGTGATCGACACTTTAGCTTGTGATATGTTCCCAATGCACTCAACAAAACAAGTTTAACGAAAGGAGATTAAATATGGAAGACACTTTTTTAAATAAAAATGAACATATAATTATTTCAAAAGAACAGACGGAAAATTTTGAATACTTAATCGGAAATATAAATGAAGTGCTTGAAGAAAACTTTAATATTAGAATTTGTTATGATGAAAATGATGAATTTATGAATTTTTCACGACAAAAAGATGAAGATAGTTTTTCCGGTTTTGCTATAATTAATGTTAACAATGAAAGGAGGTAGTATGTTTTTTCTGTTTGACCTGTTAGGCAAACTTTTATACGGAGAAGATTACAATAAGTATAAAAACAAAAAACCAAAAATAATCCGTAGAAGAAAGTAAATTTAGAGCCGTGTTTGACACGGCTTTATTTTTTTGGTATTTATATAAGATAAATCGCATATTATTAGAAAAATAAGGAGTAATTTTATGGTTAAATCAAAGAAAAAAATATATTACAGGTATGGTTTCTCAGACGTTGTCTTGGAAAAAGATAAGCATGATGACCACTCAAAGTTTGCGACAGTTACTCTTAGTAACGGAACGTCATTTGATGTGGAAATGTATCTTGTGGAATGTGAAGACGAAGATGGCAACCATTGTGAGTGTGAGGAGGAAGCAAATGAGTGAGTATGAAAAGTTAGAATACATACATTGTAGTATACAAGAGTCATTGAATGGTAATAATGATATGCTTAATCAAGCATTGAGTTTTGTTGAAGATATTAGAGAAAAACATTTAAAAGGGGAAAATAAATGAGTAATAAAAGTTTAAGAAGTTATCTTTTAGGAATTGAAAGTTTATGTGGAAAACATTTAATTGACGTTCCCATAGCTTTAGAAAATGAAAACTTTAAAACAGCCGTGCAAGAACATCAGCCGTTAGAGAAACTAGAAACAATTTTAATGGAGGAGTTTTAATGAGTAGAGAAAAACAAATTTTAAATTATAATTTATGCGAACAATTAAAAGACCAAAATATTAAAATGGCTAAATTAGTGGATAAGTTAGTTCGGCTCTATATACATAAATCGTGGGAAGAAGCTTCTTTTTTACCACAAAAACTTTTATATCAAAACGCTTTAAACGATTTAATGTCAGCACAAAGTTCTTTTAATAAAGTTGTAGGTCAGGTGGATTGTCTTTTAAAAGGTAGACGAACACACGAAACAGATTTATTTGATCGGTTAGAAAAATCGTATAATGAGGATGAAAGCAGTCAAATAGAGCTGTTAGATGCAGTAAAAGAAATATTAAAATTTAAAAAGCGTAAAAAGGAGGTATAAATGTTAAGTTTAGTTGAGTGTTTAGTTTGCACCTATGTTTATAAAGAAAAAGAAAAATTTATAGAAAAATGTCCAAATTGTAATAATTCAGATACTGAACAAACTATTTATTTAGCACCTGAATCAGAAATTTATAAAAACTACAAAACGTAAAAAGGAGGAAGCAGATGGAAAATAACATAGACATTAATCAATACATACAATTTGATGATAAAGAGGACAAAATTTATTTTAATAAAAGTAAATTTTTAGAAGATGCTTTGGAGTATTTACAAAACGATAATCTAAATTATGAAATTATAGAGGAGTTTTAAATGAATAAACAAGTAAACATTATTAAAAATATGTTTTTGTTTTATGGTTTTTTACAAAGCCCTTTAACAACAAAACAAATTGTTAATCTTTTATTAAAAGGAAAAACAAAAGATGAAATATACAATATAGGTTGCGATAAATATTGTGGTTTTTCATAAAAACTTTACATATAAGATTTTTTCTATATATTGAAACTGGGATTAATTTCCCAGTTTTTTTATGTTAACACACATTTTATAAGG